TTATTTCCCCTCGTTAACTTTCTTGCTATACATCTCCAAAAGCATCAGTAATCGTTCATCATCGTTCTTAAATGGACGATCGCGATATGCATAATCAACAACTTGGTCAAGTTCTCGATGCACTTCCAATAAATATGGATTCATAGGCTTCGGATTTTTCGTGGCTAATGGTGAACCATAAAGCTCTGCTAAAGTGCCACCCTGTTCATCACGAACATCTAAAATTTTCCAAACAATATCTTCTATTTGCTTTTGTCTCCGTAAAGAAAGTCGTGGAAGAGGAAAGGCATTATAGCAAACTCCTGATGAATATGAATATCGAGTTTCCAATTTTCCACCAACCGTTTTCACCCAAACCATATGCATTCTTGACTCCAATAGTCCAAAGAGCCATAGTGGAGCGTTAAATATTCCGTAAACACGATTGTTAAGGATTGTAGATTCATTCGATACTACACCCATTGGTATATATTCTCGATTTTCAGATGATACCGCAGGTATAACGATACAGGTGCCCGATAATTGTTTATTTTCCTTGTAGAAAGGAGCTATTTGTTTAAATTTATACGGATAATTAGCCCATTTTTTTGTCGACTCAGTTCCACTATTTTCTCTCGATGTTTTAACGACTTGTATTCGTGATTGTACAAAAGGATTGTTTTTTATCTTAGTATAATCCTCATCAGTAATCCAAAGAACATATCTGGTTTTGCCTTTTATTAACTCATCGCTTCCCATATAAAATTTTATGTAGGGTTTGAGATGTGGCCATTTTCTTATAGCATCATGATATTCTTCTTCATTAAGAATAAGACCTCCACCGTCAGTCGGCTTGTTGCCAAATTGCATATCTGGTCTTATAGTTAACGGACGGCTTAAATCTTTTACTATCGTATTATTATATGCAATTAAATACGGTGAAATATTATCAACATTCATAAAACTGTTTTTGGAAAATAGACGTTTAACACATTTCTTATGCTTGCTAATACAACCAATAATAATTACTGACACACCGGCGTTATTCTTAGCATTGTTTTTCCACTTAAAAGACTTATAAGCAAATTCAATATTCACCTTCTTCAGAAGTTGCTCCCAAAGAATAGCAACTTGTTCACCTTCGCTTATGGAATTAGTAGATACAAATGCAAATTTACCATTAGTATTACTAATACATTTAGCACCTAATAAAAACCAACCAGAGATATAATCCAAATACCCTGCGCCCTTGATACCTTTGAACAACTGTCTTATATCATTTTTCTTTAATTTGTCTTGTTTAGAATGTCCTAAATAAGGCGGATTACCAAATAAATATACTTCTTCATCTTTTTCATGTGGTAGTACTTCATTCCAATCAATTCGTAATGCATTCCCACATACAATCGCACCTGCATGTTGAAGTGGCAGAGTTGGTCGTACAGCATCTGCAATTTCTTTATGTAATTGCTTATTCATTTGATGTTCCGCTATCCACAACGAAAGCCGAGTCACGTCACAGGCAAAGTCATCAATTTCAATTCCATAAAACTGGTCAAGGGTCACCGAAGGAACATACATCGTGGCAATTCCCATTCGGTTCAATTCCTTAAGAATATCAATCTCTAACTGCCGCAGTTTCTTATAAGTAATAATCAAGAAGTTACCCGAGCCACAGGCAGGGTCCATAAACTTAATTTTGCCGATCCGATCATAAAGTTCGTTCAGTTTCTTTTCGTTACCCTTGGCATCATCAAAGGATTTTCTTAAATCATCCAAAAATAAAGGTTTAATAACCTTCATAATATTTGGAACAGAGGTGTAATGCATACCTAGATGACTACGGCTATCTTCACTTGCTACCGCTTGAATCATTGACCCTAAGATGTCCGGGTTAATTTGATCCCATTCCAGTTTTTCACCAGCATCAATAATCAATTTTCGAGAATGTCTCGTAAACTTTATTGATTCATGTAGATCCTTAAAGAGGTCCCCATCAACATAAGGAAAGTCTGACAGCCAACTTGGAGTATCTTCCGGGCGGTTGTCTTTTTCAATATCTAATATACTAAATAGCTGGTTAATAAAATGATCCAAGTCACTGCCGTCTTCTTTAGTTAATTCCTTTAGACGGTTAGTAAACAAATTCTTAGCAAAAATATCGGTATCTTCAGCAAACAGACAAAATAGGACCCGAATTAGGAAGAGATTCAAGCCATGCTGAGTAGCCTCAGGATTATCTTTAACCACCACGTCATATAATTTAGCGAATCTTTCAGCAGCTCGAATATCAGCAGGATTTTCTTTATCGAAGTCGGCCTTTTCGATTCCGTTCCAAGCCAAGAAAAATTCGAATTTCTGTGATAGACGCTGAAATTCAACATCTAAAGTATCATTTGTTTTGGTGTCCTCGGCTAAGACATGCTTAAAGTCCGTTACCATGATGTAGCGGGGCTTAGAACCAAGTTGGTTTACCTTTTCTTTGACATCGACAAAGCTTTGCATCAAATCGCTACTAACTTGCTTAAAGTACAAACGATTTTTTAGATAGACTTCACCTGGTTCTTTTGACAGGTTGTTAGTCCCTTTGCGCAGCTTTGTAATCGTTGCCTTTGGAAAATCGTATACACTAAGAAAATCATAGACAAATTGATTCCGATCTTTATGATCTATGATATCTGTGATGCGATCCTCAATTTCTGTTATTGCCATTTACTAAATAACCACCTATCTTTTAATTTCAAGAATGTCACTAATGTCACAATCTAATGCTCGGCAAACTTTCAGCAGAATGTCAGTCGTAACATTACCATTTCTACCCAGCTTAGCAATAGAAGCGGCACTTATTCCACTAGCCTTTTGCAGTTCTTTTTTCTTCATGTCGCGGTCAATCAGTAACTTCCACAACTTGTTATAACTAATTGAACTTTCTCTCTTTTTCTTCATTAGTTTTCCCTTCTTTAGAAAAATATTTCTGGAACATTTGTCATAACTTCTTGCGTTTCTTTTTTAACGTCCACATCCCCTACGAATTCAATTTGACGTGAAAGTCTCCATTCACCAGGTTCGCCTTCGATTAACATCTCTTTATTCTCCTCAATATATTCTGAAGATTCTCTGGAGTAACCATTTTGTTGTAGCCAAATTCGCAAGTCGCTATCTGTTCCATACTCTATAAAACGATACCAGTCATTTTGCGGTGGTATTCCGCTTTTAGTCAGCTCTTGTGTAACCTTCAAGAAATATTTTCCTAATATAAACTGAAGCTTTTGCAATCTTTTCATTACAGCATTGATAGTTATAGTCTCCCAGTTAATATTGGGTGTGTCTTTATGATGTTGATTTACTCTATTTAGGAACCTAGTGTCTCCATCCCTTGGATCGCGGATCCGAATTGCAATATCACAAATTCGTTTTAAACTGTACCCACTCATCCAAAGTAAGATTAGTTTTGCATCATCATCTACTATCTTGTCTCGAGTCTCTTTATCTTGGTTTAACTGAACAAAGTCAGATTCGTAAACATCCCAGTTGAATATTTTTGATAATTTTGATAAAAATTCTTTAGTTTCCGGGACGTTTAGCTTTTTATCACAATAGATATTGGGATAACCTATGATATTTTCCTGACCAATCTTTTCTCTAAGTTTTTCAGATTGGTCTGAAGAGAAGTTAATGTCATCTTCCAATTCATCCGCATATCGGGTCTGTAAGGATTGTAAAATTTTTCTTTCTTCTTTATAGGTGATATGTTTGGCTAAATGCTTTCTAACTACTCCATCGCTATCATTCTGTAATTCTTTAACATAAAGTAATGATAATTTACGAATTAAATCATAGTTTTTATCTTTCCCAATGTTATCTAAACGTACATCGCCTTTTTCTAAGCTCTTCTTAATTGCTGCCGCTTGCTTAGGTTTAATAACATCAACAGATAACTTAGCTTTTTTCAGTTTGCTATCCATCCTAGATAAATAAGCCATACGGTTACTATGCGAATTTTCTGTATCGCCGGTAATTAGAAAGACATTCCCTAGCAGAGAATGGCCTAATCTTCCAACTCGGCCAATTAAGTTTAAGAAATCCAATTGATTAAGCATTCTTCTACCATTTTGCAGTGTGGTAACGAAGATATTATCGGCAGGCAGGTTAACTCCTTCCAGTAGGGTACTAGTACAAAAAACTAACTTTAAAATTCCTTGCCGACAGGCTTCCTCAATTCTGATGCGAACATCAATCGGCAATTCTCCAGTGTGGAAGGCTATTCCTTTTCTAACCAGGTCAACCAAGATGTATTTAGGATGAATTTTACGTGAAATATAGTCAGCTAACTCTTTCAGCCTGGAATCGTTATTTGAATTCATTGAACGACTAACAATCACAGCATCCGAAATAGCATTGATTTTTGAACCGTAGTAAACCAAGTTACAACTACCATCCTTCAAAATATTCATCATATTTTGAATAATATCTGGTATTGATGGTGTTCCCTTAAATTTGCCTACTAAACTAGTACTTTTATTTAAATCATCGTACACTACGACATTATTTGCATAGCGATCAAAGATAAACTTTACCTGTGTTACTGGTGATTCGACAATACGAAGGCCACTATTAGGTTCGTCTGCTTGTATTAGCTTTTTGAATATTCCAGGATTGGGAATCAGTGGTGATGCAAAGGTTACCTTCGGCTGAATTTCCCATGCACTAATTTGATCAAATATCTCATAATAAAAGACACTGCGTGAACTTGCTTCTGTAGCTTTTTGAGATTCATCAATAAATAGATGTCTTAACCGCACTTCTGAATATTGTGTTAATAGGGCCAGTAAACGTTCTGGAGTCATTACACAAATATAGCTACCTTCATAATCCTGCCGGTACTCCTCGGGATGGGAAATCACCCGGTATTTCTTTTCTTTTAGTTTTATACCTATTTCATTAATAAGCTGAGTCTTCACCTCAGTAATTAGTGCTTTACTAGGCACAGTAATTGCAAAGCTGCCTACGACACCCGATTTTACTTTAAACTCAATATACTTTTCAATTAGAAAGGTTTTGCCCATCGATGTTGGAGCTGAAAAACTGGTAAGTTTGCTACTCAATGACTTAAAAATTATATCCTGCTTACCGATAAATGACTTATCCTCTTCTCCAGGGATTTTGCGCTTTTCCTTTTGATAGTTTACCAATGTCTCATGCCATAGCTGTTCTATTGTTGGGACTAACGTATAACTTTGTCCACGACGGGGTAAAAAATTATTAAAACTGTTCAAAACCTCATTAGCAATCAGCACTACCTCAGGATCGTCAGGGTATATTTTGGATAAGATAGCAACAATTTTTAACGCACTATTTTTTTGCCTATTGTATCCCCTTTTATTGATCGATTTTGCTAGTAGGTCAGCAAACCGTAGTAGATCGTGCTTCTGTTTACTCGTTAATTTCCAGTCAAAATTGAAGAGCCAACAGGCATACTGATGAGACAAAATACCCATCAGTTTGTGTAAATAATCATCGTTTTCCAAATACTCATAAAGGTATTCGCCCAGTCTTTTTCCTTGTTGTGGCATAATCCTATTCCCCTATTAAATCCTTCATTATTGCAAGACTATCCTCTTCAGCATTAGTAAAAGGTAACAAGTACACATAAAACGACGACTTTTGCCAATGATGCTGCTGAATGGCTATATTCAATTCACTAATTGCTTGTTTAAGATCTCTACTAATTACTTGACGACATCTCTCTTTTGCTTTTTCCTGTGTACAGTTGTCTAAATCTAATTTGGTTCTAAACTTATAGCCAATAAAGAGTCCATATGAAGCAATACCTTCAAAATCGGTTTCTGTTGGCGCCATCAATTTAATAATGGCCTTACTCTTACTTTCTCCAAATTGTGTATAAATAATTGAACGATCAACTATGTCATTAGCCAATACCATTTCGTTAGATTGGTTATTGTCGAAATTTGCTATCTTTTCTACTACATTACTAATTGCATTTTCGAGATTATTACTTAATTGAGATACTCCAAGGATTAGCTGGGTTTTCCCTTGGTCTCTTTTTAGATACATTCCTTCACTATCGATTGTTCGCCTGTTTTTTAAGATTTCTGCCCTGGTATATAGCTTAAGCGCATGATCTTCATGTTCTAAAAAGATATACACTAGTAACTCACCTAATAAATTATCTGGGATACCACTTTTAGCGTATTTTCTAAGTAAACTTGCTGCTTGTAAACCTACGATGTCTGTTTTACTAATTCCACGAGCTATTGCATAGTTAGTAATATTAGATATCACTAAATTTTTTAAGTTAGCATAACTAAATGGTAATAATTCTGGCTTCAAAGCAAAAGCATGAATTGCATTTCTGTTTTTGACTACATCTAATTCGCTAGTATTAACCTGCTGAAAGACAGTTGAAAACATCTCATCTGAAACAGTTTTTGTAAATACATATTCGTCCTCACTTTTAGTGAGGATTTTTTGTTTTCGCTTGTTTTTTCTGCTAGCTACTCTCTCACATTCTTCAGTAAAAAGTTTGGCTAATAAAGCTGGTACTTTACCACGATACACATCTAGCGAAATTCCATCTTTCTTCAATTTATTAGCAATCAAAGTTAATTGATCTGGGCCTATTTTACTGAAATATTCTTCTAGCGAAGATGTTTCTTTATTTAAAAATTTAAGCAGTTTTTTAGAAGCAGATCTGGAAATCCCATCTGCAGCGTATTTGTTCAACGTTGATGATGCAGGCATAGGTAAATATTGATTATTTGATGCTTGCTTGATTATTAATCTAACCGTTTCTTCTTTGGAAGTATCTTCAGCATCCGGTAAATAGGGATTGACCAAATCTATTAAATAGGTGAAATTTGCTTCTTCTGCCATTTTACTTCCCAGCTTTTTTAGAGTTTTTCGGAGTTTTATAAAAAAACTCGGAGGTTAATTTATGTTTAGCTTGTTACTATTCAAATATCAGCTAAACATCAGTGCTTAACAGTAATAATTATACCAGATTAGCATTAATTTTCGGGTAACTATCTTTGCATTCGCACATATTTTTAGCTGATAAGCATGGGATAAATGATCAATATCCATTACTAGCATGCACCTAATTGAATAACACTCTGTAACAAGCCACTAGTAAGGCAAATTGCAGTACCCAAGCGATTAATCGTTTAGGTCTGTTTCTTATTGCCTTGTTAGTGGCTTTTAGTGTGTCCTCGATTCCTTCGCTTGGGCGATCCCAAGAGGAGGAATTTTTTATGAAGTTTAATAATAGCGAGTACGAATTAGTCGGTGAACAAGATGACAAGTTAGTTGTTCGTGTTAAGCATATGGGCAACCAAATTATTGAAATTACAAAGGCTCAGGGCAACATCATCTTCGACTTTGACCATCAACAGTACAACTCCGATCATCGCAATGAACGTCACCAAGATAAGTTTTTCAAGAATGATCCAGCTCATCCAGATATGAATATGATGGATACTCTGGCAGATCGAGGGTCTATTGAAGTTACCTCAGTTTATGGTAAGGACAACCTGCTTAACCAAATCATTCAAAAAGAAGACCATCAAAGTCGACAAATGTTAACTGAACAATTACCGGCTGCTTTAGCTACTTTAACGGACAAACAAAAATATGCCGTCACTCAGTATTACTGCAACGGCACAAAGAAAAATCAAATTGCAAAAGAGATGAGCATCAGCAAGGTTATGGCTGGTCGTCACGTTAAAGCCGCAATTAAAAAGCTACGCCAGTTTTACGGCATTGAAGATTAATTAGAGAAAAGTGGACCATAGTAGGTTCACTTTTTTATTGTCTCTGGCAAATAGGTGTGAGGAATAACTCACTAGCCTAATGAAAGGAGCCAGATAAATGGCTAATAAAGTTTCGATTAACGTTACTAAGTATCCCCATCAAGCTGATATCGTCAGTATGCACAACATCACGATCCGTGAACGATTACTCCGCTTGCTGTTTGGTAGCCCACATCATCTGATGGTAATTGCCCCTGGCAAGGATGTGCAGGAATTACAAATTAATGAAGTAAAGGAGGATTCCAATGAGCGCCATGAATAACTTGGACCTGCAATTAAAAGAGCGTGAAGAATTTTACCACCGCATGGCTGACGAAGCTGTGGAAGGTCTTAAAACAATCCGGGCAGTTCGACAGCAGTTATCAGGCAACAACGATACTCCAAATACTGACCAGCCGAAACGTAATCCGGTGCAGGATAAAGTCACAGTTCGTAAGATGCTAGCTAAGAAGTGCCAGGAGGGTTACACCGACCAAGTCAAAGACCTTCTTCATAAGTTTGGTGCCGAGAAACTATCGGATGTTGACCCTAAAGATTATAAAGACTTGTATTACAGCACAGAGGGGATTGGACAATGAGTTCACCAAAACATCATGCCCTGCTATCAGCATCCAGTGCTCAGCGGTGGCTCAGTGCTCCGCCGCTTCCCCGGATAGAGCAGTATTTCCCGCACCCAACTTCGAGTGCCGCTGCCGAAGGAACCGCTGCTCATGCACTAGGCGAATATAAGATTCACCGTTTGCTTGGTGACCAGTTCAAACGCCCCACTTCCGATTACCAATCTGATGAGATGGAAAGTTTAACTGATGACTATGCCAGTTACGTCCTGGAACAATACCAAGCAGCTAAGAAGTATGCTAACGATGCCACAATTAGTGTCGAACAGAAACTAGACTTTTCTAAATATGTTCCCGAGGGCTTTGGCACCGGAGACTGTGTGATCGTATCCGACCACTTGCTTCATATTATTGACTTTAAGTACGGCAAGGGTGTCCGAGTTGAAGCTAAGGATAACCCACAAATGAAGCTTTACGCGATCGGAGCCCTTGAGATGTTCGGCAATCTTTACAACGTCGATGAAGTCGAAACAACGATCTTTCAACCCCGCATGGCCAACATCAACACTTGGACTATCAATGCCAAGAAATTGATGCATTGGGCCAACACCGAATTGAAAGAAAAAGCCGAACTCGCCTTTGCCGGTCAAGGCACTGTTCGATACGGTCCCTGGTGTCAGTTTTCAGCTTGTAATGCCGTGTTGCGTGCCCGCTATGACTATCATCACAAACTTACCCGTTTTCAGCTTCGTTCACCAAGTTTGCTAACGGACAGCGAGGTTGCTGAAATCCTGGAGCATATCGATGATTTGAACCGGTGGGCGCATGAAATTAAAGACTACGCTGCCGACCTGGCAATCAATCATGGCAAGCAGTGGCCCGGCTACAAAATTGTCGAAGGTCGCTCCACCCGGCGCTACAAAGATGAAAATGCGGTTGCCAAGATTGCTGAAGCGAACGGCATTCATGATATTTACCAACGGAAGCTGCTGCCAATCACGAAGTTAGAAAAACAGCTCGGCAAAAAGAAATTCACCGAACTGTTCAGTCAAGAGATTATTAAACCGGCGGGCAAGCCGACTCTAGTGCCGAATTCCGATCGGCGGCAGAGTATCGGAAAATCAAACCCAAAGGATGAATTTAAGGAGGAACCATAACATGTCACAACAAACAAAGGTCGTTACCGGTATCAATACCCGTCTTTCATATGCAAACGTCTGGGAACCGAAGTCCATCAATGGCGGCAAAGAAAAGTACTCAGTCAGTTTGATTATTCCCAAGTCAGATCAGAAAACCATTACAGCGATTGAAAAAGCCATCGATGCCGCCATCCAAGAGGGGATTGGCAAATTCGGCGGTAAGAAGCCAAACAAGGCCACCCTCAAACTTCCTTTACGCGATGGGGATGTGGAACGGGACGATGAAGCTTACCAAAACAGCTACTTCATTAACGCTAACTCCATCACGGCCCCACAAATCGTGGACAAGCATGTCCAACCCATTCTCGACCGCAATGAAGTTTACAGTGGCTGCTACGCTCGGGTATCAATCAACTTCTACGCTTTTAACACCAACGGTAACCGTGGAATCGCCTGTGGTCTTGGTAACATTCAAAAGATTCGCGATGGTGAACCATTAGGTGGTCATGCTAGTGCCAGCGATGATTTCACGGCCATTGATGATAGTAACGACGATGATTTCTTAGCTTAAACCAAAAGATGGGCAGTCAATGATGGCTACCCATTTTTTGTAGAAAGGATTCCTAATGAAGCAAATCTCGATTGATATTGAAACTTATTCCAGTACTAACCTAAATCAGACCGGTGTCTATCGCTATGCTGACAGCGACGATTTTGAACTATTGCTCTTTGGTTATGCCGTCGATTTGGGCTCAGTCAAAGTGGTGGACTTAACCCAAGGTGAAAAAATTCCCCCACAAATTGTTGAAGCCCTAGATGATCCCAACATTATTAAGAGTGCTTTTAACGCTCAATTTGAACGAGTTTGCCTATCACGCTTTGTGGGACATCACCTAAAGCCGGTTGGCTGGCACTGCTCACGAGTCTGGGCCGCTACCCTTGGTCTACCCTTATCGTTACGCGACGTGGGTACTGTTTTAGGGCTTCCTCGTCAGAAAATTACGGCTGGAAAAGAACTCGTACACTACTTTTGTACTCCCTGCAAGCCAACCAAATCTAATCAAAAGCGCACACGTAACTTTCCTTATCATGCACCTGACAAATGGCAGCAATTCAAACAGTACAACCAACGTGACGTTGAAGTTGAAATGGAAATCACCCAGAAGCTCGAACACTTTCCAGTTCCAAAAAATGAATGGGAAAACTACTGGATGGATCAGGATATCAATGATCGTGGTATTCGGATCGATCAACAATTAGTTAGCAATGCTATCAAGTGCCAAGAGGAGTTTCACAACCAATACCTGAAAATGTCTCAACAACTAACAGGTTTGGATAATCCGAACTCGCCCCTGCAGTTAAAAGATTGGCTCAACCAGCGGGGAGTGAATACCGACTCTCTATCCAAAGCCTCAGTAGCTCAACTTTTACAAACTACCACCGATAAGGTTCATCAAGTTCTAAGCCTGCGTCAACTATTATCAAAGTCTAGCGTAAAGAAGTATCAGGCAATGCAAAAATCAATGTGCCAAGATGGTCGCGTTCATGGACTCCTGCAATTTTATGGTGCCAATCGGACTGGGCGGTGGGCTGGGCGCTTAGTACAAGTACAAAACCTGCCACGCAATTCAATGCCTGACCTAGAAGAAGCTCGTGAACTAGTTAAACAAGGCAGCACTACTGTGCTCTCGATGCTTTACGACTCAGTACCTGACGTCCTATCACAATTAATTAGAACTGCCTTCATCCCCAGCCAAGGACATCATTTCTATGTAGCTGACTTTTCAGCCGTTGAAGCACGTGTAATTGCTTGGCTCTCTGATGAGCAATGGCGACAAGAGGCCTTTGCCAATAATGAGGACATCTACTGTGCATCCGCTAGTCAGATGTTCGGGGTTCCCGTTGTTAAGCATGGGGTTAATGGTGGACTCCGGCAAAAGGGTAAGATTGCTGAACTTGCACTAGGCTATGGTGGTTCCATCGGTGCACTCAAAGCGATGGGTGCCACTAAATTGGGTTTAACCGAGGAAGAATTACTCCCGTTAGTACAAATGTGGCGTAATGCCAGCCCTCATATAGTGCAGTTTTGGTGGGATATCGACAGAGCAGCAAAAGAATGCATTAAATCACATCTACCGCAAGCCACCCACGGCATGAGGTTTATTTATCGTAGTGGCTGCATGTTCTTACGATTACGGTCCGGTCGCTATCTCTGCTATCCTCAACCCAAGATTGGTACCAACCGTTTTGGCAGTGAATCAATTACTTTCATGGGAATTAACCCAGTGAAGAAATGGGGCCGGATCGAAACCTATGGGGCGAAACTAGTCGAAAATATTGTCCAAGCAACCAGTCGTGATTTATTAGCTGAGGCCATGCGTCGGTTAGAAGCAGCTGGCAATCCGGTCGTTATGCACATTCACGATGAAGCAGTCATTGATGCCCCGAAAGACAGTTCATTAGATACGATAGTCAATATCATGACTGAAGTTCCTAGTTGGGCTGACGGATTGATTCTCAACGCTGCCGGTTTTGTCAGTGACTTTTACAAAAAAGATTAATTTTGATGGTTTACTTTCTGCCCTCATCTGGCTTATCGGTGAGGGCTTTTTTAGTCCCATAAATTATTAAGAAAGGATCTGAATCTATGTCAGAAGCAACGCTAGCTATCGCCAAGCTACGTACCAATAAGCCTAATCCCAACTACCGACCGTTGATCTTCGTAGTCGCTCCCTTTACGGAAGTAGTGAAAAAAGATCCAGTGATCGTTCATAAGGTGCAGTCTTACTGCCGATTTGTCTATCAACATGGCGGCATTCCCATTTGTCCACAGCTTTACCTACCTCAATTTATTAACCTGCACCATTCACAGGAATTTCAAGTAGCCACTTTTATTAACATTGTGCTACTGACTAAATGCGCCGAAGCCTGGTCATTTGGTAAGCCAACACATGATATGCGCTACTTCATCCGCTTAGCCAAACGTAAAAATAAAAATATCCGCTACTTTAATAACGAAATGGAGGCCAACTAAAGATGCATTTTACTTTATCGATGGCGGTTAATTCCGGTCAGGCTAGCAACACGATCTATCCTCATCAACAAACTATCACTAACGCACAGGAATTAGAACAGGCTGCCCATTATGACCATGTCTGCGGTCAATTTAAAAATAACCAACGCGCTATTGCCAACTTCATCAAAGCTGACTGCCTGATCATGGACTGCGATAACGATCATTCTGACGATCCGACTACTTGGATCAAGCCTGCAAACATTGCTAACTATTTCGATGATGTTTCCTACGCCATTACTTTCTCGCGAAACAATATGAAGGCCAAGCACCATAAAGCACCCCGGCCTAAGTTTCACGTCTACTTTCCGATTACTGAGATTACGGATGCTAAAACCTATGCTGAACTAAAACACGAAATTCAAGAATACTTTCCCTATTTTGATGATAATGCGCTTGATGCGGCCCGTTTTGTCTTTGGTGTGTCCAGTACTAAAGCCATCTGGCATGAAGGATCACAAACCGTGGATAAATTTATGATGGTGCAACGTTACTTTGCTCAGCAAAACGTGGGAGCAATCCATGAAGGTCAACGTAATGCAACCCTCTCACATTTTGCCGGTCGCATCATTATGCGTCTTGGCAATACTGATGAAGCCCGTCAGGCATTTCAGGAGGAAGCCGCTAAGTGCAATCCACCACTAAGCAAGCAGGAGTTAAAAAACATCTGGCACAGTGCCACCAAATTTGGTCAGCGCATGGCTAGTCAAAAAGGTTATATTCCGCCTGAAGAATACAATCAGCCCAATGACGATCTACAACCGGATGATTACTCGGATACTGGTGAATCTTATGTCTTTGTCAACAACTGCAAAGAGCGGGTTTGCTATACCAACCAATCAGGATTCATGTGGTTTGATGGCAAGGTTTGGCAAGAGTCTGAACCCTTAGCACTCGGCGAAGTCCAGCGCTTTACCGATAAACAATTAGCCGATGCCCAACTTCGAGTCACTCAAAGTTACCAAGCAATTCAGAACAATGGGGTCGCCAAGGCGCTTCAAACTATGGGTAAAACTAAAGCTAGTCGGACTTTTAACGATGAACAACAGGCAGCGTTAAAGAATTACGAAAATGCTAAAGCTTACGAAGCCTTCATTCTCAAGGAACGCAGCACCCGTGGTATTAACGGGATCTTAACTAATTCTCGACCAAAGCTCGTCAAAGAGATTAATGATTTTGATGCTGATCCGTTTTTGTTGAACACGCCCAACGGACCTTTCAATTTAAAGAAAGGGATGCACGGTCAACAGGAAATTCAATCTGATGAATTAATCACCAAATCCACATCCTGTGTTCCTGGTAATCAAGGAGCTTCACTCTGGCAAGAAGCACTCACTACTTTCTTCTGTGGTGACCAAGCGTTGATTAATTACGTCCAAGAAATTGTGGGACTGGTGGCGATCGGTCAGGTGTACCTGGAAGCTCTGATTATTGCTTACGGCAGCGGGAGGAATGGTAAGTCAACCTTCTGGAACACCATCGCTAATGTACTCGGCACTTATACCGGTCACCTCTCAGCTGATGCCTTGACCACTGGTGTCCGGCGAAACGTCAAACCAGAGATGGCCGAAGTCAAAGGCAAGCGGCTAATCATCTCCGCTGAACTAGAAGAAGGTAAGCGACTGAACACTTCCATCGTCAAGCAACTCTGTTCAACTGATGAAATCTATGCTGAAAAGAAATACATGAAACCTTTCTCTTTTACGCCCAGCCACACCATCGTGTTATACACCAATTACCTGCCCCACGTAGGTGGCAACGATGAAGGGATCTGGCGGCGGTTAATTGTGATCCCCTTTAAAGCTACGATCGCTAAACGCAATGATATTAAGAATTACGCCCAGTACCTAACCGAAAAAGCTGGGCCGGCAGTCTTGCAGTGGATCATTGAAGGCGCACAGCGAACCATTCAGCAAAATTACCAGTTAACCACCCCCGTTGCCGTAACCAAAGCGGTTCAAGCTTACCACGCTGATAACGATTGGCTAGGACATTTTCTTAATGAGAATTGTGAACTTGATCCCAGTTATGAACAAAAGTCGGGCGATCTCTACCAAAAGTATCGTGAATACTGCCAAGGTATCGGTGAATATACCCGCAGCACGACTGACTTTTACACCGCCCTCAAAAATGCTGGATTTCAACGTCAACATAAACAAAACGGTCGTTTCATCAAAGGACTGCGATTAAAAGTTGATGCCGATGAATTCCTCAGTTGACTGTCATCGACTGTCACACTTTAAAACTCGAAAAGCTTGATACATCAGTGTTTATCAATCCTAATGACAGTCATGACACTCTTTTACATTACTTGTATATAGGAATAAAAATAGAAAAAAAGAGGTATAGAGAAGAGTAGTAAATCAACTGACACGACCGTCATTAATCCTGACGAATCACTGATAAATCAACGTTTAGAAAGGATTTTATAAATGTTAGAAAAACGAATTGAAACTGCTTTTGTCAAAGCTACTCACCAACGTGGGGGCCTTTGCCTGAAGTTCACCTCCCCATCGATGGCCGGAGTACCTGATCGGTTAGTTCTCCTGCCTGATGGCCACATGGGCTTTGTGGAGATGAAGGCTCCTGGTAAGCATCCCCGCCCGTTGCAAGTACAAAGAATCAACCAGTTAAAACAACTTGGTTTCCAAGTCTTTGTTTGCGATCAGCTTGATCAGATTGGAGGAATGCTTGATGCAATACAAACCGCATGAATATCAACAATATGCAACTCGGTTTATTTTGGACCATCCCGTAGCAGCCATCTTGCTTGATATGGGACTTGGCAAGAGTGTCATTACCCTAACTGCTATTAAGCAGCTTATTCAGCAAGGTAAAGTTCAACGAGTATTAGTTGTCGCACCACTGCGCGTGGCAAAACAAACTTGGCCAGAAGAAATTAAAAAATGGGACCACTTAAAAGGCCTCACCTACTCGGTCGTCACTGGTTCTAGGCTACAACGCATTAAAGCATTACAACAAGATGTCGACATTTATATCATCAACCGAGAAAACTTGAAATGGCTAATTGAATCCTCTGGTAATTCCTTTGACTACGACATGTTGGTGATCGATGAACTCTCTAGTTTTAAGTCTTACCGCTCACAACGCTTCAAAGCCCTCAAACGAGTACGACCTCTGATTAAACGCGTGGTTGGCTTAACAGGTACACCGTCGTCTAATGGCTTGATGGATCTGTGGGCGGAATTCCGCGTGCTGGACATGGGCAAAAGACTTGGCCGCTTCATCTCATACTACCGGACTAATTACTTTGACCCCGACAAGCGCAATATGTATCAAGTGTTTACCTACAAACCAAAGCCGGGTGCTGAGCAAAGTATTTACCGGGCCATTGATGACATCACCATCTCCATGAAGTCTAAGGACTACTTGAATCTGCCACCATTAACTATGAACACCGTTCCGGTAAAAATGAGTAATAGTGAGCAGGCAATCTATGATGAGCTTAACGCCCAGCTAGTAGTTTCAACCCAGGGCAAACAAATCGATGCCTTGAATGCTGCTAGCTTGTCGAATAAACTTTGCCAGATGGCCAATGGCTGTGTCTACGATGACCAGCAGCAGATTGTTCAAATCCACCAACGAAAACTCGATGCCCTTGAAGATTTAGTTGAAGCTGCTAATGGTAAACCTGTTCTGGTGGCTTACTGGTTCAAGCATGATCTAATCCAGATTAAGAGTCGTTTCAAAGTCCGTGAGATCAAAACACCCCGTGACATTCAGGACTGGAATGCTGGTAAGATTCCTTTAGCTTTGATCCACCCCGCTTCTGCCGGTCATGGTCTTAACCTGCAGGCTGGTGGTACTACCTTAATCTGGTATGGATTAACTTGGAGTCTGGAACTTTACCTGCAAACCAACGCTCGGCTCTGGCGACAAGGACAGCGTCAGCCAGTAGTTATCCACCACATTATCACCGAAGGCACTATTGACGAAAACATTCTGGCGGCTTTAAAACGTAAAGACAAAACCCAGCTAGCTCTAATCAACGCAGTAAAAGCCAACCTGAAAGGAAGTGTTGTAGCGTGAGTATCATGTGGAACTACTTAGACAAACGACGAGCAACCATCGCAGCCTTGAAAGATTACGATGGTATGAAGTTCATCATTAACTCTTATCAGGATGATTTGAAGCTGGCTAAGGAACAGACGATCGGCATCAATTCACCACAGTATGGTTTCGCACCCAGCGGCACCAACAAAGATAATCCCACCGAACATCGTCTGATCCATGGAATCAATCAAGTTACTAAACTGAACGAGCGCTATCAGCAAGCCCGTCTTTACTTCAAATGGTTTGAACCTGCATGGCAAGAGCTGACTGAGGACGAGCGGTTTGTTCTTGATACTTGTTACCGAACTCCCGACCAGTCAATGAACCAAGGACTAGCCATGCTGATGGACAAGTACTTCATCGCTAAAACCACTGCCTACAATCGTAAGAACCAAGCACTCGATCATTTAACCCTCCTGCTTTACGGTGCCCATCATTAAGAAGGTAAAATCGGGAACAAACACAGTGCTTATCCATGTTACGATGGTAGTGTAGAAAATTAGGACAAAGGCATTTGCTTTATAACGATTGGAGCCTGGCAGCTTTAAACTGCTGGGCTTTTCTTATGCCTGCAGAAAGGAGGAGCATCGTGCCTTACTCACCTAAGAAACCATGTCGTTACCCTGGCTGCCCACGATTAACACACAATATGTATTGTGACCAACACGAAAAGATAGTCTCTTCTTATTACAATCGCCACCAACGACCAAAGCGCAGTCGTCCTCGTTATCATCGCGGTTGGCCACGCATTCGACAGCGCTACCTGCTCCACCATCCCTTCTGCGAGATGTGTCTGAGCCAAGGACGATACACGCAATCGACTGAAGTGCACCACGTCTTACCTTTGGAGCATGGTGGCACCAACGAGTTCAAGAACCTGATGGCATTATGCAAACCATGCCACTCCCGCATCACCGCCCAGATGGATGATCGGTGGCACAAAAAGCCTCGTCGATATCATTACTAAACCACGGAGGGGGCCATCAAATCCTTAAAAATTTTTCGCGCGGGAGCGGGCCTGGGCCTCCGTGTACAAAAAATTGAAATCAAACAGGGTATTAACCCCTGCCGAAAGGAGGGAGAGATTTGGCTAAAGATGGTACAAATCGTGGCGGGGCTCGGGTCGGAGCCGGCCGGAAATCTAAATCACTTCACGATAAGCTCGAAGCTGGCCAGGAAGCAACTGTAATCGACTTGCCTACTCCAACTAATCTTGAAGGGCACGTTATGCCGCCAGTGAAGAAGTACCTCAAAGCCAAGCAGAAAAATGGTTTAGAGTTTGATGCTGCTGATATCTTCAAGGAAACGTGGGAGTGGCTAGTGGAACGGGGGTGTGAAAAACTAGTAAACACCCAGCTGATCGAACAATATGCGGTTAGTGTTAGCCGGTGGATTCAATGTGAGGAATGTATCTCTAAATTTGGCTTCCTTGCTCGCCACCCCACCACTGGGAACGCGATTGCATCACCCTATGTGTCAATGAGCCGCGATTACATGAAGCAATCAAGTCAGTTATGGTTTCAAATTTTTCAAGTGGTTAAGGAAAACAACGCAACCGCCTATCAAGGATCTACACCACAAGATGATGTCATGGAACGGCTTTTGCGAAGCCGGAAAGGAGTGAACTAATGAAAATTATCAAAAAGAAAATCACCGACTTGATCCCCGCAGATTATAATCCGCGTAAAGATCTCAAGCCTGGTGATCCGGACTACGAAAAGCTAAAACGCTCAATGCATGAATTTGGTTACGTTGACCCAATCATCTGGAATCAACAAACCGGTCATGTAGTTGGTGGTCACCAACGCTTAAAAATTCTGCAAGACGAAGGTATTCAAGAAGCTGACTGTGTAGTCGTTAATCTCAATGATGAGAAAGAGAAAGCGCTCAATGTCGCATTGAATAAAATCAGCGGTGATTGGGATAAAAACAAGTTAGCCCTGTTGATGACTGACTTACAAGCTAGTGATCTTGACGTTTCGTTAACCGGTTTTGATGAGAGTGAAATCACCGATCTACTCGGTACTGCAGATGATACTCGCGACGATAATTTTGACGTGGATAATGAACTTAATAAGCCAACTTTCAGTAAACCTGGCGACCTTTGGCATTTAGGTAAACACACTTTATTATGCGGTGACGCCACTAAGGAGGCCAGCTATCAACAATTACTTGGTGGAAACAAGGTAAACTTAGTACTTACCGATCCACCTTACAATGTCGATTATCAAAGTAAAGCTGGTAAAATTAAGAATGATCACCAAGCCAACGATAAATTCTATCAATTCTTGCTTGCTGCTTTTCAAAATATGAACCAAACCATGGCTAATGATGCCAGCATCTATGTGTTCCACGCCGACACGGAGGGATTAAACTTCCGTCGCGCTTTCCAGGATGCTGGTTTTTATTTATCTGGATGCTGCATTTGGAAGAAACAATCGCTGGTACTCGGTCGTTCACCTTACCAGTGGCAGCATGAGCCAGTTCTTTATGGTTGGAAAAAAGATGGCAAGCACGAATGGTATACCGGTCGCAAGGAATCAACGATCTGGGAATTTGATCGTCCAAAACAAAGTAAGGAACATCCTACCATGAAACCAATCCCCTTACTTGCCTACCCAATTATGAACTCCACTATGTCCAATTGTACGGTACTGGACCCGTTCGGCGGTTCTGGATCTACTCTAATCGCCTGTGAACAGACCAATCGCATCTGTTACATGATGGAACTAGACCCGAAATACTGTGATGTCATCATCAATCGCTATATTGAGCAGGCTGGCTCTGACAAAAAAGTTAGCGTAGAAAGGGATGGCAAAACTTTACCTTATAGTCGGGCAAAAAAAGCGCCAAAATCAGCTTAAAGAGCTTGCTATCTGTGCCTTACAGAGTGATGTATACAGTAACTAAACAAGGAGGTACAGATAATGGAAATTAACTTTAACGTTCATGGTAAAAAGCGTAAAAAGTTGGTGATGCTCATTGCAACTTATACCAAGCAACAAGCTGAATACCAATACACACCAACATACGCATATCAAATTGGCAAATATAATGTCAGTCGAAATGGCACACTAAGTTCCCCAGATAAAATTCCACCACAATTGCTGGAATACTTAAATAAATTAGGCTTTAACGGAACAAAGGTCATTCAGTTCAATCTTTCCTATCCTAGAGAAAACTTTACTGAACAATCTTTGGACAACCTACGGCACTTAATATGGGCAAAAAGTCAGCTAATTAAGGATGCTTTTGACATCAAATCTTTACACCTTATCATTGATGAACAACGTGTATCATTTGACTGGTTTGATCAGATTAGTCCAGAAGATACTGCTGCCTATCAGGAATTTGTCGATAAATTGGTGCAATACGCACAGAGCCATCAGCGAATCATGTCCACACCCCACGAAGAAAGCAATGAAAAATATGCCTTTCGTTGTTTCTTATTGCGACTGGGTTTTATTGGTTCCAAATACAAAAAGCAACGTAAGATATTATTACGCAACTTAACGGGATCGGCGGCATTTAAGAATACGAGGAGGTTTAGCTATGAACCGAATTAAAGAAGAATTAGCTCAACGCGATCGTATTCGTCAACAAGTTTTGCAAATCCGCAACACTGGCGAAACGAATATGTTTGATGTTGAAAACGTGAAACGACTAGCTTATTACTATAACTGCCATGATCTAATCAAATATTTAAACACTGATCGTGCTGGATACATCAAACTGATTTTGACTGGTAAATTTAACTAAACATTGCGGCATTGAGTTAAAAGCTCAGTGCTTTTTTAGTATCACTGAAAGGATGTGATTACCCCTTGCGTAAATTAAAGGACTATAAACCAACCCGCTTTATGGCCAAAGACTCCACCTACAACAAAGATGCGGCCGACTTTGCGGTATCGTTCATTGAATGCCTTTGTCATACCAAGGGTACCTGGGCAGGCAAGCCTTTTGACTTAATTGACTGGCAAGAAAAAATTATCCGTGATATCTTCGGGATCCTTAAACCGGATGGTTACCGTCAGTTCAATACTGCCTATGTTGAGATTCCCAAGAAACAAGGCAAATCAGAATTAGCTGCAGCAGTCGCTTTATTACTATGCTGTGCTGATGGTGAAGAGCGGGCAGAAGTCTATGGCTGTGCGGCTGACCGGCAACAAGCTGCCATCGTTTTTGACGTGGCCGCCGATATGGTACGCATGAACCCGGCGTTAAAGAAACGCTGCAAGATCCTGGCTTCTCAGAAACGGTTAATTTATGAACCAACTAATAGCTTTTATCAGGTTCTATCTGCTGATGCATACTCTAAACACGGATTTAACGTATCTGGGGTTATCTTTGACGAATTGCACACTCAGCCGAATCGCAAACTTTATGACGTCATGACAAAAGGTTCTGGGGATGCCCGTACCCAGCCACTCTACTTTTTGATCACCACTGCGGGAAACGATGAAAATTCCATCTGTTACCAAGTTCATCAAAAAGCGATCGATATTATGAAAGGCCGCAAGCATGATTCTCGTTTCTATCCGGTTATTTACGGCGCTGGGCGTGATGAAGATTGGTCCAGCCCAGAGGTTTGGAAAAAGGCTAACCCTTCCTTAGGCATCACGGTCAAAATGGAGAAAGTCAAAGATGCCTATAACTCAGCAAAGGAAAATCCGGCTGAAGAGAACATTTTCCGACAACTGCGACTCAATCAATGGGTTAAACAAGATGTTCGTTGGATGCCGATGGATAAGTGGGATGCTTGCGCTTTCCCAGTTGATCCAGATGAGCTACGCGGGCGTGATTGCTTTGGTGGCTTGGACTTATCCTCCACTACTGACATTACCGCCTTCGTTCTTGTTTTCCCACCGCGTGATGAATCAGAAGGGTACACTCTGCTCCCTTACTTCTGGATCCCTGAAGATAACGTTGATTTACGGGTTCGCCGTGACCATGTTCCCTACGATATTTGGAAACAGCAAGGTTACCTACAAACTACGGAAGGCAACGTTGTTCACTATGGTTTCATTGAACATTTTATCGATGATCTTGGTAAAAAATATCATATCCGAGAAATTGCCTTTGACCGTTGGGGCGCCGTTGAAATGGTTCAAAATCTGGAAGGTATGGGATTTACAGTCGTGCCATTTGGTCAAGGGTTTAAGGATATGACCCCGCCAACCAAGGAATTGATGCGGTTAACCCTTGAAAAGAAGATTGCTCATGGTGGACACCCAGTTTTACGTTGGATGATGGATAACATTTACATCCGCACAGATCCAGCCGGTAATATCAAACCAGATAAAGCCAAATCTACCGAAAAGATCGATGGTGTAGTCGCCACTATCATGGGGTTAGATCGGGCTATTCGAAATGAAGATAGTGGTGATTCAGTTTACGATGGTCGCGGACTATTAATGCTTTAATCAAAATAGAACGCATTTGCATTCTGATATGATATAATATCATTAACAAATCCAAGGAGGTCCAAACATGGCAACTGCTACTAAATCCACCACTATCCGTTTTGATAAAGACGTCTTAAATTTGATTCACAAACAAGCGGATCTTGATGGTCAATCTGCTACCGAATTCATGCGAAATGCCGTTTTAGAAAAGCTCGAAGATAGTCTTGACTATCAAGATGCAGTCAAAAACATCCGTGAATCCCATGGCCAAACTGTATCTCGCAATGACGTTAAAAAGCAATTAGGCCTTTAATGATGAAATACACTTGGTCATTTAATCAAAAGGCACTAAAGGATTTTAAGAAAAATCTCGACAAGCCTGTTCAGCGAAGAATCATCAATTGGCTTGACAAACATATCGAAGGTTCTGATAATCCGCGAGTTTGGGGTAAAGCCCTGGAAGGTGAACTGGGTACTCTATGGCGTTACCGAGCTGGTAGTTACCGCATCATTGCCGATATTCAAGACGAAGTTTTTACGGTTGTTGTCGTAAAGGCGGGTAAAAGAAATGACGTCTACAAACGAAAAAGTTAAGCGGTGATTGAACTTACCAAAGAGATCAAAATATATTAATTAGCATCGACTTTTAGCAAGTCGGTGTTTTTATTATGCCCTAAAAGGAGTTGATGCTATGAACTTTCTCAATAAACTATTCCACACCAACAAAACTTCACCTAAAAACACCTTATCCAGCACGATGTCGTTTCTTTTTGGCAGTTCCATTGCCGGCCAAAACGTCACCGAACGCACTGCTATGCAAAACACCGCAGTTTATGCTTGTGTCCGGGTATTAGCGGAAGGTTTAGCAGAACTGCCACTTCATATTTACCAATACACCAATGATGGTGGTAAACAGCGGGCAATTAAACACCCGCTTTATTTTTTGCTCCATGATGCTCCTAATCCAGAAATGACCAGCTTTGTCTTTCGGGAAACCTTGATGAATCATCTATTACTTTGGGGTAACGCCTATGCCCAGATCATTCGAAATGGTCAGGGACAAATCACTGGACTTTATCCCTTGATGCCCGATCGCATGGATGTCAATCGCGCTGCCAACGGTGACCTCTACTACACTTATACCCAAAACTATGATGATTACCAAGCCAAGAATAAATCCAAGCAAGTCATTCTCTTATCTGATGAAGTTCTTCATATTGCCGGACTAGGTTTTGATGGTTTGATTGGCTATAGTCCAATTGCGATGGCCAAAAATGCAATTGGCTTATCGATGGCCGCTGAACAATATGGGTCAACTTTCTTTAAAAACGATGCCACACCCGGTGGCGTACTTGAACACCCTAACGTGGTCAAAGATCCAGAACGTTTACGTAAAAGTTGGCAGGCTCAATTCTCGGGTTCCAACAACCATAGTATTGCGGTTCTAGAAGAAGGCATGACCTTCCACCAACTTTCGATTCCTCCTGATCAAGCGCAGTTTCTTGATACTAGAAAATTCCAGTTAGACGAAATCGCACGGATCTTTCGCGTCCCGCCTCATATGGTCGGTGATCTGGATCGATCAACTTTTTCAAATATCGAACAGCAATCACTGGAATTCGTGAAGTATACCTTAAATCCCTGGTGTGTTCGCTGGGAGCAAGCCATGAACCAGCAACTGCTCTCACCTGACGACCAGCAGAAATACTTCATTAAATTTAACGTGGATGGCTTGCTTCGGGGTGACTATGAAAGCCGGATGAACGGCTACGCAATTGGTCGGCAAAATGGCTGGTTATCTGCTAACGACATTCGTGAACTGGAAGACCTCAACCAAATTCCCGCCAGTGAAGGTGGTGATCAGTACTTAGTTAATGGCAATATGCTTCCGTTAAATCAAGCTGGTAATTTCTATAATCCAAAGGCAAAACAAGAAAGCGAGGATAAATCAATTTGAAACGATTCTGGAACTGGAACCATGACGGTGACCAGCGTCAATTATCTATTTCTGGAGTAATTGCACCTGATAGCTGGGTAAATGACGATATTTCACCGCAAGTATTCCAAGATGAACTAAATGAAGATCAAGGACCAATTGATCTCTGGCTTAACTCTCCTGGTGGTGACTGTACTGCAGCCAGCCGTATTTACACCATGCTGATGAACTACCCTAATGATGTCAACGTCAAAATTGATGGATTAGCTGCTTCAGCCGCTTCAGTCATTGCCATGGCGGGAACTACCGTTTCAATGGCACCGACTGCAATGCTAATGATCCATAATCCCTTGACTATTGTGGGCGGGCAGAAGAAAGACCTCGATCAGGCAGTGCAGATGTTGACCGAAACTAAAGAATCCATTATTAACGCCTATGAGCTTAAAACGAATCTGCCCCGAGCTAAGATTTCAACAATGATGGACAACGAAACCTGGATGAACGTTAATAAGGCAATTGAACTTGGTTTTGCTGACGAGATGCTCGGGCAAAATAAGAACGTAACAGATTGTTACTCCTACTCTGATAAACAGTCGAACCTTGTTCTACTGAACAAACTCAAACCAACAACTAAAACAACTATCTCTGTAAAGTCGCTGCAAAAGCGGCTTTCTTTGTTATCACATTAAATTTGAGGAGGAACCCTAAATATGACTAAGATTACTGAATTACAAGATAAGCGTGCCCGGATCTGGAAGCAGGCAAAAGATTTCCTTGACGCTAAGCAGAAAGAATCAGATGTACTGTCTGCTGAAGATAATGCGACCTACGAAAAGATGGAACAAGATGTCGTTGATCTAGGTAAAGAAATCGACCGGCGTCACAAGCAAGAAGAAATCGAAGCGGCTCTCAATCAGCCCACTTCCCAGGCTCTAACTAATATCCCGTCTGCTGAAACGCAATCCATTAAGGCAACTGGATATACTAAGGACTTTTGGCAGATGATGCGTGGCCAGGGCGTAGTTGATGCCCTAAAAGAAGGCGCCGATCCTGATGGTGGTTTCCTGGTTCCAGATGAGTTTGAAAATCAACTAATTCAGAAGCTACAGGAAGCTAACGTCTTACGGACGATCAGTCATGTTATTCAAACGAACAGCGGTGAACATAAAATTCCTGTAGTTGCTAGTGAAGGGACCGCCGCTTGGCTGGACGAAGAAGCTGCCTACACGGAATCCAACACCCAGTTCAGCCAAGTATCCCTGGCTGCCCATAAATTAGGAACATTAATTAAGGTATCTGAAGAATTACTCAATGATTCGGCTTTTGATTTGATGACTTATCTCTCTGGCGAATTTGGTCGTCGACTGGGTAATGCTGAGGAACAAGCTTTCTTAACCGGGACAGGGACCAATCAACCAACCGGAATTTTAACAGATACCAACGGTGCATCAGCTGGCTCAACCGCAGCAAAAACCGATACCTTAACATTTGATGACCTAATTGACCTCTTCTATTCACTGAAAGCACCTTACCAGCAGAATGCCATATTTTTAATGAGCGATGACACTGTCAAAGCAATTCGTAAGCTGAAAGATAAGAATGACCAATACGTTTGGCAACCATCGGTCCAAGCGGGACAACCGGATCGCATTCTAAACTGCCCAGTTTACACCAGTCCCTACATGCCTAACTTGGCTGCTGGAAATAAACCCGTCCTCTTCGGCGATTTCAATTATTATTGGATTGCCGATCGCCAAGGACGAACTTTCAAGCGTCTTAACGAACTTTACGCTGTTACTGGTCAAGTGGGCTTTTTAGGTTCACAACGGGTCGACGCTAAAGTTATCCTCCCCGAAGCTATCAAAACCCTAGCAATGGCTGCAAAGTAGAAAGGAATGATGAAATGTGGCTACTGTTACTCTGGCCGAAGCAAAAACCTACTTAAGGGTTGATAGTACAACGGAAGATGATCTGATTACTAAATTGATTGGATCAGCTACCGCAACCGTTGAAAATGTTCTACGGCAACCCTTGTCTGCTTTTGATTCTCTTCCCGATGATATTCATACCGCCATTCTTTACACAACTGCTTATCTCTATGAGTATCGTGAAACGGCTGACTTTGATGCCATGATCAAATTTCTCCGTGCAATCCTATCCCCCTACCGAAAGGAGGAATTTTAAGTGCAGCAACAAAATAATCGTGTCAGTAAAATCGCTGATATTGGCGAATTAAACAAGCGAATCACCCTCATGAAAGAAAAGTACGTGGGCGAAAATCCAAATACCGGGATGAGTATGTATAAAAACGTCAAATTAGGTAACGTTTGGGCTAAGGTTTCTTCCCTTCACGGGCAGGAATACTACACCGCCGTTACTGTCAAACTAGAAAAGCAGCTTTCCTTTATTATTCGCTATCGTCCTGACGTTGATGAAGATACTAATATCTGGTTTGAAGGCCGCGGCTATGATATTGGCTTCATCGATGATGTTAAATATGGGCACGAGTTTATGGAGTTAAAAGCAGAATACAAAAGGGGGATTAAACTTGAAGATTAGTGCGATTGCGATTAATTCTTGCTGGGGTGCAATTGGAGCCTTCCTCGGCTGGTATCTAGGTGGTATGGATGACTTTTTGTATGCCCTCTTAATTTTTATGGTAGTGGATTACCTAACCGGTATTCTTTGTGCCATCAGTGAACATAAGCTCTCGAGTGAAATCGGCTTTCGAGGACTGACACGTAAAGTTTTAATTTTAGTCTTAGTGGGTATTGCCAATGTGCTCGACATTCACTTATTAAAGAATGGCTCGGCAATTAGAACTGCTACCATCTTCTTTTACATTTCCAATGAAGGAATTTCACTTCTTGAAAATGCTAGTCAGCTCGGTTTGCCCATTCCTGATAAATTAAAAAGTGCCCTCCAGCAATTGCATACCAAGAACAACCATCAATAATTACTTTTCGCCTGTGGACTGCAGTCTGCAGGCTTTTTTATTTTGTCATGGTTTACTTTTTTACTTTGGCTGGCTTATCAGTGGAGGTAATTACAATGACTAAAAAAGTAAAAACCGTAACACACCAACCACTGATATCAGTTAATACCAGTATGACACAATCACAACTATTAGATGAACTTCACTACCAGCAGGCTCGTCAAATAACATTGAAACTCTTGCAAAAAGGGCTAATCTCTAGCCATGAATTCCACCAAATTGATCAATTGCATCGACAGTCCTTTCCTCCTTTAATCGGCCCGGAAGGTGTTGATACATCAACAGTTCAGAGCTAACATACCACACTGACGAAAGGAGGTTTGCCATGTCAACCATTACTAAAATTCAAGAATTCCAACGTAATGTCCAGCAACTAAGGGTGGCTGCCTACTGTCGAGTCTCAACTGACAATATTGCTCAGCTCGAAAGTCTGGAAAATCAACGTCAACATTACCAAGAATATATTCGACGTCACCTTAACTGGCAGCTAGCTAGAATCTACTATGATGAAGGGCTATCCGGAACCAAAACCCAACAGCGAAAAGCTCTTAATGAGTTATTAGCTGACTGCAATAACCATCGCATTGACCTGGTAATTACTAAGTCAATTAGTCGATTATCACGTAATACTACTGACTGTTTACAGATTGTTCGGCAACTACAGCAACTTAACATTCCTATTTACTTTGAAAAGGAACGGATTAATACCGGTGAAATGGCCAGTGAGTTGTTTCTTTCGATCCTTAGCAGTATTGCCCAGGATGAATCACACTCAACCGCAGGTAATTTACGCTGGTCCATTCGAAAACGGTTCGCCGATGGTAGTTTTAGAGTTTCCTCGGCTCCATATGGTTATTTCATTCAGGACGGCAACCTAATGATTAACCCTCATGAAGTACGAATCGTTAAAACAATTTTTAACCACTTCTTACAGGGGCAATCAACTAGTCAAATTGCTAAGCAGCTAAACATTAGACAGATTCCAACCCAGCATGGTCATCGTTGGTGGAGCAGTACCATTATCAATATTCTGCGTAACATTAACTATACCGGCGACATGTTATGTCAGAAAACTTATCGAGATGATCAATATCGGCGACACATTAATCACGGCGAACTAGCGCAGTACCTAATTGAAGACCATCATCCGGCAATAGTTAGTCATCAGGATTTTGACCGCGCGCAGGACTTATTAAAACACATCGCACAAAAGCGGCACATTGAAGTCGGCAGTCATAAATACCAGCGACACTACCTATTCACTAGGAAACTTATTTGTGGCTACTGCGGTACTACTTTTAAGCGGCAAACGCGATCAAATAGAATTTGCTGGGCTTGCCAAAAGCATTTACATTCCGCAACTCAATGTCCGGTGAAAGCGATCTCTGAAGAAGGGATTCGAAATGCTTTTTGCACCATGATGAATAAGCTTGTCTTCAGCAAAAAGTTCCTCATCCAGCCACTGCTACAAAAGCTAAGGGAACAAATTAATGCGGATACTGACGGTAAACTGAACCAGTTCACAAAACTAATTGAGGCAAACGATCAAAAAGCAGCAACCCTTACTAAATTAATGCAGGAAGGCTTAATCGATAAATCGCTGTACATCAATCAAACCGCTAAATTAGAGCAATCGAGCTATCAATACCAAGAGCAGATCAAGCAAATCAATAGTAATCAAACTGATAACGCTAATAACTTAGAAGATTTTCGTGACCTGCTCCGCTGGTGCCAGCAAGGACAATTACTAACTAGGTTTGATCCCAAACTGTTTCAAACTTATGTCCGGTCAGTTAAGGTTCTTAATCAATATGAGATTACCTTTCAGCTAAAATGTGGACTTAATTTGGAAGAACATCTTACCAAGAAAGCCATGGTTAACGAGCATTTCTATCGAGATGTTATTCATCAACGGTTCAATGAACCTGTTAAACAGGCTGAATATCTATACAGTACCATTAAAAGCGAGGTGGATTTAATTGAGTAAAGTTCATATTATTCCTGCCCATCAGCAACGTGGCAATAGTGTCCACCGTTTACCAGATGAACCACAATCAGAAAAACTACGAGTTGCGGCCTACTGTCGGGTTTCAACTGAACTCGATGAACAAGCTAACTCATATGAAACACAAGTTAGTCACTATAAAGAGCTGATTCAAAAAGATCCCAGCTGGGAAATGGCTGGCATCTTCGCCGATGATGGAATCTCTGGAACCAACACCAAGAAGCGAGAACAGTTCAATAAAATGATTGCCGCTTGTAAAGCTGGTAAGATTGACTTAATTGTCACCAAGTCAATTAGCCGATTTGCTCGAAATACTATTGATTGCCTGAAGTATATCAGAGACTTAAAAGCTATCAATGTTGCAATCTTCTTTGAAAAAGAAAATATCAACACCATGGATGCCAAAGGTGAAGTGCTCATTACCATCATGGCATCGTTAGCCCAACAAGAAAGTGAGTCCTTATCGCAAAACGTTAAAATGGGGATTCAATACCGTTACCAACAAGGTAAAGTGTTTGTCAATCATAATCACTTCCTCGGTTACACTAAAGATGATCAGGGAAATCTAGTAATTGAACCAGAGGAAGCAAAGGTCATTAAACGGATCTTCTATAGCTACCTAAACGGAATGACTATGAAACAAATCGCCGATTCGCTCAAAGCTGATGGTATCTTGACCGGTGGCAAAACAAAAAATTGGCGCTCTAGCGGCGTGGCTAAAATACTTAAGAACGAGAAATATATGGGTGATGCTCTTCTGCAGAAAACCTACACTGTTGACTTTCTTAATAAAAAACGAGTGAAGAATGAAGGCATCATGCCCCAGTACTACGTGGAGAATGATCACCCGGCGATTATTCCTAAATCAGTATTTATGCAAGTCCAGCAACTCATTAAGCAACGGCGTAATGGGATTACCACAAAGAACGGCAAGCACCGTCGGCTTAATGGCAAATATTGCTTCTCTCAAAAAGTATTTTGTGGTAAATGCGGTGACATTTTGCAACGGAATATGTGGTATCGGCCAGAGAAAGTAGCGGTCTGGCGCTGTGCTAGCCGGATAAGGAGAAGTAAAACTGGCCGGCGGTGTATGATCAGGAATGTCAAAGAGCCATTGCTAAAAGAAGCCACTGTTGAAGCATTCAATCAATTAATCGAAGGCCACGAGTTAGCCAGTAAGCAAATTAAAGCTAACATCATGAAGGTCATCAAGAACTCCAAAGGACCAACACTTGATCAAATCGACCACCAGCTGGAAAAAGTGCAGATGAAATTGATTCAAGCTGCCAACCAACACCAGGATTGTGATGCGCTAACCCAACAAATTATGGACCTTCGCAAACAAAAAGAAAAAGTACAGAGTCGGGAAACTAATCAACAAGCCAAACTACACAGCCTTGATGAAATCAACAAATTAGTCGAATTGCACAAGTATGGCTTAGTTGACTTTGATGAACAATTGGTTCGTCGCTTGGTAGAAAAAATCACCATCTTTCAACGTTACATAGAGTTCACATTCAAAGATGGTGAGGTGATTAAAGTTAAGATGTAA